TCCGCTTGCCTTCCGCCTGCAGTTGCTGGGCTTCGAGCTGCAAGCCCCTCTCTTTCAGCGCATTGAGGTCTTTCTCGCGCTGGACCTCGACCGATTTTTCGTTGTCATCCCGGTCGCGCTTGCGCAGCGTGATTTCGGTCTCGGCGCGGTTCACGCCGGCCTTGTCGCCCTGCCGCTTATACGCCGCCTTTTCGCGCTCGAGCTCTTTGATCTGCGCGTCGACGCTCTTGCGCATCGTGGCCAGCTTGTCGTCGTAGTACTCGTTGATGGAGATCTTGTTGGCTTTGTAGAGCTCGTCCTCGGCCTTCATGTGTCGGGCGAGCCCATCCTCTTCGAGACGCAGGTCGTTCTTGGCGTCATCGAGGCTGGCGTCGTAGTTGGCGAATCGGCCGCGCTTCTTGCCGCTACCGAGCAAGCCGGTAGACTCCTCCTTGTTGTCCGCCAACTGCTTCGCGATTGCCTTTTCGCGCTTGATCTTCTCTTCGACGGCGCGCGCTGCCGGCGACACTTCTTCGCCGCGGTCCCAGTCGCCCGATGCGCCGCCAGTCTGAGCCGCACTCACCGGTTTCGGCCCAAAGCCCAATTTACCCTGCTTCTGGGTACTCGAGCGGTTGTTCGCCTCGATTTGGGCGTCGGCAGCGTCCTTCGATAGAAAGCCGAAGTATTCCTTGGTGCGAACCCACATATTCCGGAACGAGGTTGCGACCTTATCGGACAGCGATGAAGCCCAGTCGCCGACCGAATGACCAAACACTTCCAGCTTCGAGATCCAGTCACCAAGACCAGCATCCCAGATCAGCAGCACGACGCCGATCGGGCCAGCCAGGCGCAACAACCACTTGAGGATCATCGGGATCGCAGCCGCGATGAACCCGCCGACCGTCCTGACCACCGCGCCGAACCCGCCGAACGACTCTGCGGTTACACCAAGGACCGTGCCAAGCGGGCCAAACAGGCGAGTTGCGCCAGCGATCATGAGAGAAATGCTGCCCAGACCTCCGGCGAGGCCAATGATGAAGCCAAACACCGGATGATCCTGGCTTAGATGCCCAAGCACCTCGAGAATCTTGGTGAACCCTTCCAGCAACGGATTCAGCACCGGCAAAAGCGTGGTGCCGATCGCAATGGCGAGATCATTGATGGTCTTGTGGAATCGCTCCCAGTTCGCAGCGGACAGTTTTTCACCGTTCGCGACTTGCTGATCCTTGCCGGCGGTCTTGGTGATGTTGTCCGAATCCTTCTCGATAAGATCCTTCTTCGACAGCAACTGAAACGCGGCTTCCGACGCGTTGCGGTTCGGGAACAGTACGTCGGTCTTGGCCTTGATCTCGGTAATGTCGTCCATGTTCACGCCGGCGGCGACCAGTGCCGGACGCAGATATTCATCGACCCAGCGCTTGAAGTTTTTGCCAGCGATCTCAGTACCGGCGATGGCGCCAGCCTGGATACTGGTCACGCGGTTCGTGTTCTCATTGATGTTGACCTTGTCCGGGTCGACGAGGCCGAGCTTCAGCCACTCGTCGCGGTTCTTGGTCGTAATCGCGTTGGCCTTGGTGATGCTGTTGACGAACGAGGTCAGCATCGTGCCGACCGTGCCGCCAGTGCCGCCGCCGCGCGTGTCCTGCTCGATCATAGCGGCGAACGTCACCAGCGCCTGGTCGTCCATCGTGCGGCCGAGACCGCCCTTCGCATACGTCAGGTTGCCGAACAGGTTGTTCGGGTTCACGCGGCCCTGCGTGGCGGCGACGATCTTGGTGACGAGATCCTGCTGTGCGGCCATCGCGGCCGGGTCCATCGTGACGCCGCGGCCCTCGAGGAACTTGGCGAAGTTCAGTGTGCCCTGCTCGTCCAGCTTTTTACCGCTCGGCATGGACAGGTTGATGGCGAAGACGGATTGTGCAAAGCCTTTCAGCCCTTCTGCCGCTTCGTGCGCGCTGCCGGTGGCGTTGCGCAAGTCGATTGCCATCTCCAGCAGTTCGTTTTGGTCGAACTGGTGAAAATCACGGCCGGTCTGGCGAACCGACTTGTGGATCGCCTCAGATTCCGCCGGCGACAGGTTCATGTTGCGCAGGCGGTTGTCCGTGCGCTCGTACTCGGCAGCCTGCTCGATCGAGCTTTTCAGGCCCTTCTCGATCTTAAAAGCCGCCCATAGCTCGCTCATGCCACGGATCGACGCGGCAAGTGCGTTCACATGAGTGCCTGCGCCCTGTGCGCCAGTGCCGACGCCATCCATTGCGGCGTTGGCTTCGGCGCTAGCAGCCGCCGCCGCGCTGCCCATACGGGCAAAGCCAGCCGTAGTCACCCCGAGTTGGCCGACAATGCGCTCGAGCGACAGCGACAGCGCCGCCATCGTGGTTTCCAGGCGCGCGGTTTCGCCCGCAGCCGTATTGGCCTGCGCGCCAACGGCACCCAGTTCAGACGCGGCGGCGGCGGAATTCGACTTGATCAGGCCCAGCGAGGCGCCAAGCGCATCCATGCCGGCCGAGAGCCCAGCGAGCTTACTTGCGACACCACTGACTGCCTGCTCCAGCGCCTCAAGCGTCGACATGAATGCCTTGACCGGCGCACTCGCGGTGTCGACCAGGTTCAACCGCATTTCAATGTTCATGGATGCCATGGGCGCTCACTCTGTTGTGTTATCGTTTAATAAATGGCCGCTCTTGCAAACATCGGCAGCACCGTTGTCTGGCTATCTGTTGCCGGATGGATCCTGTACGCCATCTATCCGGCGTGGCCGCTGATAGATATCGCGATCGCGGCCTGTCTATCGCGGGCAGTTTGGGTAAAAGTGCGTGAGCAACTGCAAAGGAAAGATCAGTTTTTGCGCACGAGCGATGTTTCGACACTTTCGCCGCTCGCATATGAGGATTACTGTGCCGTGGTATTGCGTGACGCAGGCTGGCGCACGCATACGACGCCGTTGCAGGACCAGGGCGTCGACGTGCTCGCAAATATGCGGGGAGTAAAAGCGGTAATTCAGTGCAAGATGTACTCACACCCGGTTGGAAACAGGGCAGTACAGGAAGTTGTGGCTGGCCGCCTGCACTACGGCGCCGACATCGCGGTCGTCGTCAGCCCGGCGCCGTACACGCGGTCAGCGCGAGAGCTCGCAGCGAGCACGCGAGTGCTGCTGCTTCATCACGACCAACTTCCGATGCTAGAGAGGATTGCGAAAATCCGCTGAAACTCAAAATTTCCTGCTTTTAACCTTGACGACCTTACACATGCCCTTAGTCACAATGGCGCTTTTCGAGTCATCCCAATTCTGTAGTGTCTCCATCCCGCGCTCGGAAAGCTCGGATGAAAACGTTCGCGTCACAGAAAGATCGGTGCGGTTGATAAGGTACGACGTCGTCTTTATGAACTCATCGCTCACACTGTCGCGCTTGTATCCAACCTCGCCTGCAGTGAAAAAACCCTCGGCGTTGAACGCTGATCCATCCGCATCGGTATGCGTGATGTTTCCGCTAGCCTCGTCGATCTTTACCGAGAACCTGAATTCACGCGCCGCGCCGGGCGGTGGATTATCGGGCCTAGTGACGCAATCGAGATAAACCGGAGCGGCAACAGCACCGCCGGCCAGGACAAGAAGTATCGCCGTGGAAATTACTCGCATCACACACCTCTCGTTAGTGAATTGGCAAGTAAACCTACCACGGCGACTCCATCTACACATCAGCGTTTTGTACTGATTTTCAGCGTTCGGTCAGCGTCTTGATTGCATCGTTAATCTTGTCGCCCTCTGCATTCGCCGCCATCCAGCCATGCGCCAGACGCTGCGCCGCTTCTTCCCGCTCAAGCACACTTGCCTCACGCAGAAATAGCTTGATCTGACTCAGGGTGTAGCCGGGGATGTCGCCCCATCGGTGGCCGGCGCGGATGAGGCGGGCGACGACGGCGCCCCAGTCCCACTCACGGCTTGCGTGAGGCGCTTCAGAACGGGAGACATCCGCTGGACGAAAAAATCCCGGTTCACCTGGATGACGGCCGCCATCAGGTTCAGGCCTTCGTCAGACGGCAGCGTGTCGAACCACGGCCGCGGTTTGTTCACTGCAAGGCACAGCAGCGCGAGCAGATCCTCGCCGCCGGCCGATGCGATCTCGATCAGGTCGCCACCCTCGATGACGTCCTTGATCGACGCGAAGCATTTGGCGACCTTCGGCAGCTGGCCAAACACAAACGGGGAAACTTTGATGGTCTCCCCGCCGGCGTCGACCTCCTGGCCCGGGAACAGGGCTTTCAGGTCTTCGCTCATGCGTTATGCCTTCAGGATGGTGAAGAACTGGGACAGGTCCGTCGGGGCCTGCGGCAGCGGCTTGCTGGTGTCCTGCAGCAGCATTCCGTCGAGTTCGAAAGCTTGATGCTTTTTCTCGATGAGTGACAGCGCCTTCGCCATGTCGAGTGCGGCCTGGTGGCAGGTCACGATCACCGGCTGGTTGCCTTGCGCCGTGTTGCGGCCCTGCAGGCGCAGGGTGTAGTAACGCTGGCCGGTGGTGAACGCCTCGACCTTTCCGTTGTACGCGGCGTGATCATAGGTGACAGTGGTGGTCAGCGGCGTGCCCACGGGGATTGCCGTCGAGCTGGTCAGGACCGTGATTGAGCCGTTCACCGCGTCGAGGGTGTAGTCGGTACCCAGCGAGGCTCCGGATACGACGACATTCGACACGCCGGGGTGCGCCAGCGGGGTCATCATGCCGTTGTACAGCACGACGGTTTCGCTGACCCCGGTAGCGCTGACCACCGCGCCGGCGCTGCCGCCCCAAGTTGCGCGGACCCAGTTGGCGATCTTGATGTCGAGCGTGCGCAGCTTGACCGCGACATCGGTTTCTGTCGGGATGTGCGCCGCGGTCAGACCCAGGCCGGACTGGGATTCCTTGATGTCCTCGAACTTCTGCTTCGGATCGATGGTGAACATATCGGCGTCGCCGATGAATTCGAAGCCGGACAGAGGTGCGCCGTTGAATGCGCGCTCCTGAATGAACAACTGGCCCTGAAAGAGACCGTAGGAACTGTCGTTGAATGCCATGGTGATTTACCTTTCGAGGGAGTTGATTAGGCGGCCGAGATATCGCGGTCCGTCTTGGCGACGATCTTGATGACGTTGCCGGAGGTGCCGCCCGAGGTGACGGTGATGCCGGTCACGTCGACGAAAATCTTCGCGGTGTCGGACAGGTTCGTCTCGGTTCCGTCGGTCAGCGTCGAGATCGATACGGTCAGCGTCGCGGTCGTGCCGTCGAACTTCTTGCCGGTGATCGACAGCGCGGTCGTCGCGGTCAGAGCGCCGACGTTCTTGGCAACCAGCTTGGCGCCGCTGTATTTGGTTTTGTCGATCGCGGCCAGGTGCGTGTAGGTGCCGGTCGTGGCGCCGGTGACGTTCACGCGTGCGATGTCGAGGTCGGCGCCGATGAACACATTTCGGGCCGACAGCGTCTTGAGGTGATCCGTGAACGCGGCATGGAATCGCAGTGTCGGGCTCGATGCGTTCAGCGTCGACAGGTAGGCGTCGAGGTTCGCGGCGCCGGCGTAGCGCTTCACGTGGGTGTCCAGCGCCTTGATCATCGCGCTGATGCCCGGGATGCCGAGCAGGAAGCCGGTCGGCATGACCGGGTGTGACTCGTCCAGGTCGCGCGCGGCGGGCAGCAGGTCGGCCGTCACGGCTTCGTCGTTCGAATCGAGCAGGTACTGCGCGATGCTGTTCGAGCCCGACAGGACCGCATTGCTGGCGGCATCGAGACCGGCGGTGAACGCATTGTCGAAGTTCGGATCGCCCACCGACGTGGCGCCGAAGCGTGCCAGCTTGTCGCCGATGGCCTGAAGGTCACTGTTGCTGATGAGGGGCATGGTATTTCCTTATTTACGGGGTGGAGAAACCCGCTCGTCGCGGGCGGGTTACTACATGAAAGCGTCGAGCGTGTAATGCTGTTCGTAGGCGAGGCGGTCCGGGTAGACCATGGCGAGCTTCTGGCCGATGTAGCGCCAACGATTGCCGCTCGGCGCCTCACGGCCGTTGTCGCGAACTGCGGCAATGACGGATTCGAGCAGCGGGAATTGCGTCGTCAGCAGGTCGTCCTGGCTCAAGTACGGCACGTAGATCACCACGCTGAAGACCTGCTGCACGTTCTCGCCGCTCGGGATCAGGCCGCCGCGCCCGCCGGACTGTGACGAGCCATACGGCGATTCGTCGACCTGGTCCTTGCCGAACATCACCCAGGCGGCTGGCAGCGGGATCTTGGTCATCGCAGGATCGGCGCCGCGGCCACCAATCGCGAGGCCGGCTCGCCCTTCGAAGCCCGCAACGGACGTCACGCGCGCGACGAGGTCGGCGGCGTTTTCAGAGATCATGCTTGCGTATCCTTTCCTGCGCCGCTTTCACAGCAGCGCCTCGATGAACTGGACGGCCGAGAACTCCATGCCGGCGATATCCTCGTCGGACCAGCCCATGAACGGGCGCGCGGCCATGCGTTCCGTGCCGTCCTGTAGGTAGCCCGCATACGGCACGTCGGAGCTAACCGACACGCCATCGGCGGCGGAGTGAAATGTGATCGAATTGAGCAGCGTCCCGTCGTCCCACAACAGACCCTGGGCTGCGTTGCCCTTCTTCGTGCGGTACTTCTCGGTGCGCGGCATCCACGGCGACCATGCCGCATTGTCCGGATCCTGCTTGGACTGCTGGATGCGCTGCTTGACGCCCTGTTGCGCCTGCTGGCCGACTTTCGCCATCCACGGCGACATGTTCAGCGCGGCGAGGCGGTTCAGGCACGCGAGCGCCTGCGCCAAATCGATGGTCATCGTCATATCGTGATCAGCCTCAAATGCGCGACGTAGCCGATGCTGGTGAAATCCGGCGCGTCGACGATGTACCGGATGCCGTTCTCGTCCCGCACGACGTCGTCCTGCGTCAGCGTGCCCTCGGGCAGCGGAATGAACGTAGTCCAATGCGTGATCGCCTGGCCCATCGTGGTCGCGTATTGGCTCTGCTTGATGTCCTCACGCTTGAATTGCATGAAGCACGGGATATCGGTCGCGTAATACTCGATGGACTGGTCGCCCCCGCCGTACGAGCCGCGGCCAATCGAGATTACATGGTTCGTCTGAACCGCCTGGATCGGCAGGTTCGGTTGCATGTCGCCGATGTAGAACGTGCCAGCTGGTCCAATCAGGATGTCACGCGGCTGCAGCACGCGGCCGTCGGCGTAGCAGTACCACGTCGGGATCTGGTACTTGTTCGGGATCGCGAATTTCTTCTCGGCCGCGAATGCAACCGGGATGCGCTCGATCTTGTAGATGTCGTCGGTGACGGCGATCGGCTCGTCGAAGCGGTAGACGTCGTACATGAAGCCTGCCTTTGCGGCCAGCTTCGCATAACCTGCGTAGATCAGGCCTTGCAGGCGGTCGCCGGTCATGCTCATTTCAACCTCAATGTGTCGATGCCGTTGCCGCAATCGGTCTGGAACTGGCAGGCCACCTCAACGGCCCGCTTCGCGTCGCAGCCGAGGAACATCGCTGCTTCGGCGTAGTCGCGCCCCGAGCCAAACGCCAAGCATTTCTGCTCGATCGGCAGCGCATGCGGGCCTGTTGCGTAAGTGCGCGGGTGTTTGCCGGGAGTGATGACGACGAGCGTGCCTTCGCCGCTACGCGCGCTTTCCGGAAATGCCTCGGGCTTCGCGCCGGCCTTGAACCATGCGCGCAGTTCCGTCGCCACATCCCAGCTGCCAATCACGGCGAGAAGGTTGCTGCCGTGACGTTCGATCTTCGTCACCGTGCGCGCGATACCGCCGCCGCTTGTTGCTCGCTTGTCGGCCGCGAGCGTCACGCCGTCCCACGCAATGCAAGTCATGCCCGCACCACCGTCATGCCGCTGGCGCCGAGATCCGGGCCTGGCGGAATGCCGAGGAAGCCGCACATGCGACGGCGCCAGCCATCGAACAGGCGCGCACGTTCTTGCACCTCGCGCGGATTGCGCTCCCAGACGGCGGCCTTGTTCGTGTCGAGGTTCGCAGCCGAGTCCAGAATCGCCTGCTCGAGCGCGGTCAGGTTCTGCAGGTACGTGTTGACGAGCACCGATTCCTCGCCGTCGGTCAGGTGATTAAGGCGCCCTTCCAGCGTCAGCGCGTTCAGGGCATCGCGCGGGCCGGCGTGGAAATACACTGGGTCCGAATAGATCGCCACGCTGGCGTCGCCGGAAACCGGATATCCGGCCCAGCGACGCACGTCCACTTTCTGAGCATCGGTAAGTGCCATGATTACTTTTGGTTGGTCTTGCCAGCCTTGGCCGCCGGCGCAGCCGTGGCCTCAGATACTTCAGGCGCCGACGCATCTGGCGCAGAATCAGCGCCGACAGGCTCCAGTTGGGGCGGTGTCAACGTAAAGCCGCAGTGCTTCACGCATTCGCGCGCGTCGACCGGCTCCTTCTGGTATTCACCGCCTTGCGCGTCGTAACAGGTAACGAGGCCCATTTTTAGTAATCTCCCAGATTGATCCAGACCAGCGTGATCTGGCCCGTGGCTGTCAACGTGCCATCTGCATCGATATCGGTGTTGGTCTCGAATCCGACGTTGAGCAGCGCATCCTTCGCGGTCGACGTGCCATCGAATTGCGCCGAGGCCGCCAGCGCGGCGCTTGATGCCGTGTTGAGCGCCGCAGCCGCTGCGGAGAGCGTTACAGCCGTCTTCGGCAGCAAATCGACCATCGTTCCCGACAGGGTGATGTTGGATGCCGCGGCCGTGCCGAGCGCCCACTTCAGGGCGGCGCTATCGTTGATCGTGGTTGTTCTGTCCGTCGTCACCGCCCATTGCAGCGATCCGGTGACGCCCAGGACCAGTATCCTGCCCTCAGGGAAATCGTAGAGCTGCCTGGATGCGTAGGCCAGCGCGTCCGTGACAGGCACGCTCAGTGCATTGAGCGTGAAAACGGTTTTGTGGACCACCCCGTTCCCATACTCGACAACAGTCAGGCTCGCGTCGTTGTTGAATGCTGCTGGCAGCGCGCCGACTCCGGCGGAAGTCGTCGTCGGAACATCACCGGAGTCGGCGAGCAGAACCCGCTTACGCTGAGTGATGTTCGCATTGACGAGCACTTCCGCCTCAACGTAACGGTCGGTCATGGCTTAGTCCTCGTCTTTCGCGATGAACGCCATGAAGTTGATGCCGGTTGCCACCGTACCTGCGACCAGGGTGTAGATGCGCACGTAGCGGTAGGTGGTGCCGTTCTGCTCGTTACGGAACGGAACGATGAACCGCCCCGTGCCCGTAGCGGCGTCAGCCGGATCGGTCTTGTTGCCCATCGGGATATTGGCCAGCGTGACCGAGCCCGACGTCATCGCTGCGACGTTCGAACCTTCCAGGTGGATGGTGTACTTCTCGTCGCCGGTCGCGACTTCGACCGCCGAAACGTCGATCACCAGATCGGCATCGACCAGGCCAGCGCCGAGGTCGAGAATTACCGATTCGGTGGCGGTAGCGGCGACCAGTCCCGCAGCCTTCAGCAGCAGGGCGTTGTCGTAAGTGCGTTGAGAGTAAAGATTTGCCATGATGTCGAGTCCTTATCGTTGGCGGTTGGTTAGGCGACGACAGCGGCGTCAGCGATGGACCAGAGGCGGGTTACGGCACGGCCGTTGAAAACTCCGAAGCCGTTGTACCACTCCACGCGGGTGCGGAACACCGGCGCGGTTTGCAGTTCGCCCAGGTCGCGCACGTCGACGCCGCCGTTTTGCAGGCCCAGCACGCCGTCGTTGCCGAAGCTCAGAACGTAGATCGACGTCGCCGTTGCGGTGCCGCTGGTGGCCGCTTCCGTGAACGGCAGGATGGGGGCGCCGGCGTTGTCCAGGTCGACGGTCAGGATCGGCAGGCCGTTGTACATCTCGACCGGCTTGCCGAAGCCATCGATGCCCATGGTGATGAAGCCGCCGACCGTGGTCGAACGCGATGCTTGAGTGAGGCGACGCTTCATGGCCTTGCTCATCAGCAGGTGCGTCGGATTCAGGGTCTGGTCGATTGCCTCGTCCAGCTTGGACAGCGACAGCGCGGAGCCGTTGGCGGTCGAGCCGGCGGCGATCAGCTGATTGCCAGTCACGCGCACTTGCAGGCCGTCGAACTCGCGCGGATCGCTTTGGTTGTCGCCCTTGATGAACTTTTTCGTCCAGGCGAGGGACAGCGCGCGGATCTTCATCGCTTCGTGCACGGAACGCTGGTTGGCGCCCATGGTGTCGATGATGAACTTGTCCACGTCCAGGTCACCGCCGGCGATCACCAGCGATTCGGTCAGCGGATTCAGAACGCCGGTCGACGCCGTGTAGGCTTCGTTCACGCCGCGGAAGCCGATGCCGGGCAGCGAGTCTTCGCGGTTGTACTTGAGCGCGTTGCCGGCGATCGTTTCGAACGGCAGGGTTTGCAGAATCGAGGACGAGCCGGCATACAGTTCGATGATTGCCTGGCGCAGCACGTCGCCAGTTTCCAGTTTCGCTGCTTCGACAAGAGTCAGTGCCATGATGTGTTACCTTTATTTTTTCGCCGCCCTTGCTGCTGTCATGCGCTCGGTTGGCGGTAGATGGGATAGGTCTTTTGTTTGCTGCCGTGCGGACGATGTTTGCGCGCCGCTGCCGCTAGCTCCCGACCCGTCGAAAGCGCGACCGAACACTTCGGACTGGCGCATCTCGCTGACCAGATCCTTGATTGAGAGGAATTCGCCCTTGCCATTCACGCGCGGGCTGCCGGTGCTGTCGACGACACGCACGGCGTAATCGCCGTTTTCCTCGATCACCTTCACGGCGCTTCGGATATGCGGCAACAGCAGCTCCGGTACCCCCTTCGCTGCTGCAATGGCGTTGACTGCGGCCGAATCGACCAGGTGCTTGGCCAAAGCCTTGTCCTTGGTTTCCAGCGTCGACTTCAGGGTGTTGAGTTCTTGTGCGTGGGCATCGTTCATTTGCTTGGCGAGCTTGTCCCAATCGCCTGCCTTGGTCAGTCGCTCCTGCTCAGCCTTAGCCTGCGCTTCGACCAGCGCCTGGATTTCATCCGGCGTTTTGCCCAACGCCTTCCACGCCGCAGCCTGTTTGCTGGCCTCGCGGGCGGCGCGACGCTCAGCCTCCAGCGCGCTCTTCAGGCCCGACGTGTCTTCGACGCCCGAAACATCCAGCTTGTATTTGTCGCCGTTCTGCACATACAGGGGGCGAAATGCTTCCGGTACGGCGTCCAGCGCGTCAACGATCAGATCAAGTGCCATTGCGTTATCCCTCTCGGATATGGTGTTGCGGGCATCTCGCCCAAAAGAAAAGCCGCCTGCATCACGCGGGCGGCTTCGAAAAACTAAATCGGTAAATCACGCGTCCGACGAGGCGGCTTCGAAACTGCCGACGACGCCAACTGGCGGACCTTCCTTCTTCAGACGGTCGGCCTCTTCGAGCCAGGTCAGCTCTTCGGAGATCACCTTGCGGCGCTGCAGCTCGTTGAACACGGTTTCGGCGCTCAGGATGCCGAGCTCACGGCAACGCAGGAGCGTCGTCTCGTCGAGCGTATCCATCCAGCCGCCGAAATCGTCGTTGATCTCGATCGAACCACCATCTTCCAGGCCTTCCCACTTCGCCATGAAGTCGAGTGCTTGCTCGAGCGCGTCCTCGGCGTTCAGAACGACGGCGGACAATGCGCAATCGGATTCCGCGGTATCGATCGCCTTCTCGGTCGCGGTGCGGCTGCCCGGCTTGCGCACGAGCATCTGCGCGCCCATGAGCGACATGCGCTCTTCCAGAGCCTTCAGCGACTCGCGGCCGGCGCCGATGGCGGCGCCCGTGTGTTCCACGTACTGCAGCTTGGCGTTCGGGTCGGTTGCGGCAACGGCGGTATTCGCGCCGATGGTCAACTGTCCATCTTCGAATCCGGCAGCAAACAGGATCGGCACGCGCGCGACGTGCAGGATATTGCTCTGGTCCGATGACGACTGCCAGTGCTCGACGTTCAGGTAGGCCAGATCAAGCAGTGGCGGGCGGGCGGTCATGAAGCCAGTGCGGTCGCCGTAGATCGTGACGAGCGGGATCATGCCGAGCGACACTTCACCCTCGCCAAACAGGAACCACTCCTCTTTCTCGTTCTGGCGATAGATGCGGAAATTGTCGCGCTCCAGTACGCGGACCTGCGGGATGATCTTGACGCCCCACTCACCGTCGTCTTCGCGCGCGGACTCCATGATGCGAATCTGCGTGAGCGTTTCGGCGCCATTGATGCGCTCCGACTTCCAGCCCAGCAGGTTCTTCGGATGGATCGCGACGAAGTACGGCCGTGCACCGGACTTGCGTTGGTCTTCCAGCGTGCCGACCGGCGTGGGCGGATAGTCGACGAGGATGTGTGCTAGGCCGTACGCTAGCGCCGTCTGAATGGCGCCGTGCGCGAACGCCTGCAGGTTGCGGCCTTCCAGGTCGATGTCCTTCTCGTACTCGACAATCGCCGGCGGCACGTCGTCATTCAGATGCAGCGGCTCGGAGAACGGCTTGCCGGCCAACGTCTCGACCGTGCGACGAAAGCCGTTGAACAGGGTCGACGTCGACAGGCGGTACTGATATGCCGCGTCCGATTCGGCCGGCGCCTGCGGCAGATATTCCTTGCCTGCAGCGCGCATGGTCGACGTCCCGCCCAGCAACGCGGTGATGAGCGGCCACTCTTGCGCCATTGCCTCGACTTCCGGCGATGGCGTCGCGGGCGTGGCCTGCTGTGCTGGGTTGGTCATGTGCTGACTTCCTTCGTTTAGATGCGCAACTCGGTGACGCTCGCGACGCGCTTGATGCTCGGCCACTCCACATCAACGCAGTAGCCAATCGCGGTCGTGATGTGCTGATACTTGTTCTTCTGGTCTTCCTGGAAGGTCGACCCTTCCTGCAACTGCACAGTCGCCAGGCCCTTGTCGCACCATTTAGCCGTCACCGGATTCACGAACAGCGATCGATGGCCATCAGCCGTGCAGATCTTGGCGCGCACAGCGTTCTGGCGGTCCTTGATCGCAGGGTGTGCCGGCTTGACTTTGCGCGCGTACTTCCAGCCGTGCGCCCGGAGTACGCCCTCGATGTCGGTGTAGTCGGATGCGTGGCCGTGCTTCTCGCCGGCTTGGCCGGCAGGATCGCCGTAGATCAGCACATGCTTGTTCTTGTGGTCCTTGAACTTCTCGACGAACTCCATGGCCGACTGCTTCGACACGGCGCTGGTCAACACAATCTCGTCCAGCAGGTACAGCGCGTTGTCGCGCCGAACACCCACAGCCGAAGACAGCGGCGTGTAGTTCTGGTCGTGCATCCACATCAGCTGCTCGTGCGGCTCGATCCGCGCATCCGTGTGGTTCGCCTTGCTGTAGTCTTCGTAGATACGGCCGGTCGCGCCTTCGAAACTGGCCTCGTATTCCTGCTTGTACTGCTTCGCCGACATCTGCCGCTTAGCGGCGGCGATTGTGTCGGCCGGCAGGATCTCGGCGCTCTTCCAGTGGAAGCATTGCCAATCCGGATCGTTCGCAGTCTCGGCGTACTGCGCCATGTCGTAGTAGTGGTTCAGGCCATCAGGCACGCCGATCAGCCAGCACCAGGCCCGATAGTTCGGGCGCGACGGATTGAACGTGTCCAATGCGGGGCGAATGTTCGCTTCCCACGCTTCGGGCTTCACGTCCGCAATCTCGTCGATCACACCGCCGGACCAGAACACACCCTCAATGCGTTGCGGTCGATCCAGTCCAATCAGGTGGATCTCGGTGCCGTTGTTCAGGTAGATGATCAGATCGGTTTCAGACGGCGCTTTCGTCTGCAGGCTGCACAGGCAAAGCTGCTTCATATCCGACCAGTACATCTTCTTGACTTGGGCGTGCGTTGGTGCCGCGATGAAGTAACGCTCGTTCGCGTTCTTCATCGCCATCTTCGCCACAAACCGCTTCGCGCGCTCGGTCTTCCCGGAGCGGCGGCCGGCAGGAACAACAGGAAACCGCACGCCGTTTGACACTGCCGCGATCAGGGCCATCTGCACCGGATGATCGACCAGCTTGTACCAGCGGGCTAACTCGCGCTGGGTTTGCAGGCTGAGCACCATTAGTCGGGCAACTGCGCCGCGATGTCCTTCAGCAGTTGGGCGCTGTCGGTCTCGGGGTTGTTCATCTGGTCGATCTGCTCTTTGTTCGCCTTCAGCAGCCCGATCGGAATCTCGGCAGCGTTGTTGGCGAGCTGCGTCAGAACCGAGATGCCCTTCAGCGTCTTGAGGCTCTCATCGTCCAGCGGCTTGGCGTCGTCAATCTCTTCGACCTTGGCGTGCGCGATGCCTGATAAGCGATGCGCGGTCGCTGCGCCATACCGGGCGGCGCCGGCCAGGTGCATGGAGATTTCCTTCAGTTCGTCCGCCAAAGTGCGCGCACTTATTTGCGCACTTATCGGAAGAGACGCAAAAGCCGTTTCCGCTGCAACCAATTGATTCGCAACGGATTTTATTTGCTTCGTTTGCGCACTAAAGCGCTTGCGGATCGCTGCCTCGGAGACGCCGAACTCGCGAGCCAGGACACGACCAGCTTCACCCTTTAGGAGTCGCTCGCCGATCTGCTGCCACTGCTTTTCTGTCAGCGCTGATTTGCGGCCCATAACGATCCATCCGTGGTGTGTGCGGCGCTCCTTGCGTCACAGTGAATAAATCAGCCCCGCCTGCGACGGTCAGACCTGCGATCCAGCTGCAGGGGAGAACCATTCCGCCCTTTGCTCATCGGAGCTTGCACCCGTTATTCGATTCCCCGCCACTGGGAGTGCGCTGGCGGTCCCGCATGTGTTCGTGACTGCGCAGTTCCCCGGGCAACAGCCCGCGCACGACGTGCACGTTGCCGACCTCGAAGATGCCTGCCTTGTCGATGCGCTCCAGGCGAAGCCGGTCATTCCCGGCGCCGCGGTGCTCGTCGAGGATGCGCTCGCCCCATGTGTCTAACCAGTCCTTGAACGTCAGCCGGTAGGCGATGCCGCGCTTCTCGGCGTTCCTCTTGTTCTGCTGGTAGAGGCGGAACAGGTTGTCGAAGTCCATGTCGACCGGCCTACTTCTGCGGCCGGATCAGCAAGGCTGTCGAATGCGGGACCAGCTGCGCGAGTTCGGCGACGCTATCCCATGCCTTGCCGTAGCCGAGCGAACGAAGGATCTCATGCGCCTCCTCCGCTTCGACCAGGCGCTGGCAGATGCGATCGAGCGCGGCAATATCTTCGACGGCGATCGGCTTCCGACCTACGACTGCGCGGATGATCTGGGCGCGGTATGCGTCGACAGGGCCGCTCATGACGAGCCCCGAAGCAGCGCAATGCGATCCCGTTCCAACTGGATGAGAACCATCAGCCATGCGCGCTCCGCTTCGATGGTCATCTGCATGGCACACCTAAAAAGTACTCAAAAATGTCTACTTTTCTCTTGACTTGGTAAACGAATTTGTTTACTATGTATTCACGGTCAACGAGAAAAGGAGGTGTGGTGAAGCAGAGTGAGTTCGTCAGGTGGTTAGCCAGCAAGGGCGCCACCTTCACCCAAGGGAAGGAGCACATGATTGCTCATCTCAACGGTGAAAAGGCCCCGATTCCCCGGCATCCAAGCAAGGAACTGAAACAAGGAACGGTGAACGGGATTCTGAAACGACTGAAACTGAAATAGGGAGGGAGCCCCGCAAGGGGTTCCCCACTCTGCTTAGCCACACCTCCGCACTACCACGAAAGGGAGCACATGAAATATCCAGCTACGTTCACACCAGCCGAAGAAGGCGGATTCGTTATCGAGTTCCGCGACATCCCCGAGGCCATCACGCAAGGCGACGACGAAGCCGAAGCACTCGACATGGCCGCTGACGTCCTGTTGACGGTCATGGACTTCTACTTCGAAGATCGCCGCCCGGTTCCGATGCCGTCGGCGCCACAAGAAGGCGAGCGGATGATTCCGTTGCCCTTGAGCGCGGCGTCGAAGGTCTTGCTTCTCAACGAGATGCTGACCCAGGATGTAGGGCCGTCCGAGTTGGCGCGCCGGATGGGCACGTCGAAGCAAGAGGCAAACCGTCTGACCGACTTGAAGCACGCGACGAAGATCGACCGCATCGCCGATGCCATGGCGGCACTCGGGCGCGAACTCGACCTGGTCGTGCGCTGATGTAAAAAAGCCGCCGGCGCATTGCTGCGGCAGGCGGCGAATCCAGAACCAGGGAGGTTTTGGAGGAGACTCGGTACTTACTTAATCGGGCGCTTCCGTGAACGTCACGTAATAACGCTTGCCGGGCTTGAAGAACTCGGCCGCCGGATAACCCGGCGCAATGTTCATCCAGCACGCGCCGGACGGCGTGGCGTCGCAGAAATCCTTGTTCTCGCCCTTGGTGCTGTACACAGCGCCAAGCTCGACCTTCGTTTGCGAGCCGAACTCATACTGCGTCGTCCCCAGCGCGTTGCAGGTCATCTTTGCCACTACTCGGTCAATCATTTGAAGCTCCCTACGTTGCCCTTGCGGGCGCGGTTATAGGGCTTTGGTCTTACGGTCTTGCGGCCCTGCGTTGGTTGTGGCCGCCGGTTGGGTCGGTGGGGCCATCTTTGGTCTAACAGATAAGCGTGCCGGGAAGAATGCCTTGCTCCAAAGAGTAAGGCTGATACGGGGTATGGGGCGGTTCGATCACGCGCTCCTTGCGAGCCTTTTCGATCAGGTCTTTGATCGCTTGGCTTTCACCCACCTCGGGAAGCTTAACCGTCACTTTGACCGGCGGCGTCACCTTATTAAACACTGTGGCAAGGTGCTCCCGAATAGACTGCCACTGCTCAGCGGTCGGAGCATCGGGGCAAAGCTCAGCGAAGCCCTGCAACCAGTATGCAAATTGTTGCTCAGTCATATTTTCGGTATCAAGTATCGGTTAGTTGCGCATTTATTATCGCAACGTGAATCTCGCCAACGCCTCGCGCATCATGTCCTGCGTCACGTCGAGCATTACCGAGGCGAACCAGACAAACACGATCAGCAGGCACACCACGACGAATACCGCGTCGGCGCCGGTCGGTTCTGGCTCCCTGCGCATATCTGGCTCGCTGGTGTGTGGAATTGATGCTGTAAACGAACAAGCCCGCTGACCTTTTGGGAGCGGGCTTTTCGTAGAGACAGTTTTTCAGACTATCTGATAAGCCCCTATTTTATTGCAATGTGTAAAATGACTGTGAGCACTATTTTGTAAAGCCAGCTGTTTACACGCTACCTCGCTCTAATCGACGTCGACGCACTCGACTTCCTGCGCGCTCCTCAGTTGCAGCGCAAGCGACCAAGAGCGGCGAGCAAAGGCCCGCGCGCGGTTGTAATACGTCGGCCGGCTGATGCCGAGCTTGTCGGCCTGCCGCTTGATGTGGTCGGCCTCCTCGACGTACATCAGGCGGAAGCACGCGAGTTCATCGGCGTATTTCGGATCCGATGCGAACGCGTGGAGTGCTTGGTTAAAGTGCTGCATGAGCGCGCTGTTCCGCGCGTTCGGCTCCCGCCCTGATTTGCTCGGGTGCATGCGAGCAAGAAGACTCTGCGACCCCGGCTTCAGGTAGAAGCGGCGAGTGAAGCACCACGATGCCCATTCCTGGCACAGCGCATCGAGTTGGCCGTTATCCATTGCGCACCCCAAGAAGTTCGCGCAGTGCAGCCTTGTGATTTTCCAGCGCCTGTCGCACGCGCAGGTTTATCAATTCGCTCACCTGCCGCTCGATCACGCCGCCGAGCCATTCTCGCGCCTGCGGCGCCACATCCTTAACCGTGAAACTCATCTCGCGGTCGCCAAACTGGATGCGCAGCTGCGGACAATGTTCGTCGTAATTGTCGATTTTGAAGCTCATGACGCCTCCTTTGCACTGGTTTTGATCCTGCCCCAGAAGTCAGCCAGACACGCCACCTCCTCCACGGCCAGCACTGCCGACGTCTTGCCGTCGCGCTGCACCTCGACCGATCCATCCGACCACAGACCGCAGCGAATGGCGGGCGCGGTGCCGGGTGTGGCCTGGCTATTCACCATGTCGGCGAATGCGGCGAAATCGATCTTGTCCATCGGCTTGATGCGCGCGGTGCGCTGCGGTTCGAGCGATACCACGTTGTCGACGGGCGCCGGGACCGCAGCGGCCGAGGGTGGCGTTAGCTCCTCCTCAGCCTTAAAGGTCGCAGCGTCGCTGGCCTCCGCAGCCTTCGCCTCCTTTTGCAGAAACATCGGCACCGGGAACGGCGCGGTCTTGGATCCCCACGTCACGCGCGTCGGCTCGCGATCCTCGTCGACCGGCAAGGCCGGTGCGGCCGGTCCGCCGGGTCCGGGGCCGAGCGTCCAATGCTTGCCGTTCTTGACCAGCCGTTTTGTGCGCACGGCGCCGGCGAGGACATTCGATGCAAGCTCGTCCGGCGGCAGGCCCATGAGGGAATGCAGTTCAGCCGACGTCGCGGTGCCGCGCTCCTTGACGAAGGCAATCGCGCGCTCGATGCGGTTCGTGCCTGGCATCTTGGCCGCCGTGGCCTTCAGCGTGATGCGCTTCCAGGCATCCGTTGCCTTGAATTCCTCGGTGAACTCGAACGCGCGCCCGCATTCGGTGACGCCCTCCGACTCGATTGCAACGATTGCGCCCGACGTCTCCAATACGCTAATGGCCGCGCGGGTCTCGTCCGCATCCACGGACACTGCGTCGTAGATGGCGGCTTCGCGACAGCCAGGCGTCGTCGCGATCACTTCAAGTATCTTTTCGTTGAACATCCCTACCTCCTCTGGTTTTGTGCCATTACTGTGACTGCTACCCCAAGCGCCGCCCATGCGTGGCTCGAAACCCCGTATAACGGCCCAGGCTGGTCCTTTGTCCCGATCTGCGGCGTCTTCCCTCCACCGGTGCGCGGGAACATGTCGAGCAAGGCTTGGCGCACGTTCGGGTCTTTTGCCTGCGCGGTGCCGCACAGGTGCAGCTTCACGTCCTTGCGGTAGACCAGTTCAACCTTCTCGGGTGCGCGACATGCCTGGACGAACCTGCCCACCCATACGCAAGTCTCGAAAACTTCGCGGCCCACAGGCATGCCGTAGCTGGCGATCATCTCGATTGCAAGGCGGTCGGCTGGGACGTCGGGTATCGCATACAGCATCTCGGCGTTTCCCATCACGCCAGAATCAAGGACGCGCGCCCCGTCATAGATGCACCAGCCACTTTCCGTGGTGCCCGGATCAATTGCCAAGATCGTCATTGGCCGGCCTCCTGCTTCTGGCGCTGGATCTGGACGTAGTGCCGGCGTTTTGCCAAGTTCGCGCGATCGAGGCGGAAGCTCACGCACGTTTCGCTATCCCACCCTACGTGCACGGATAGGTGCCCGTGGTCGTGGCGAGCGAGGCAACGGGCCATGCCAAGGGCGACGTATTCAGGCGCGGCTTGCTTGACCGAGTATTCGTCGCAGAGGGCGCAGATTTCATCGGGGTTGGTGGAACGCATCAGGCCGCCCTCCCGGCAATTTGACGTTCGTGCGCGAAATTCGCCTCGATCAGTGCCTTGGCTAATGGCGGGCAGACTGAATTTCCGATCATTCGGACCTGGGCCGATTTCGAAAGCGGCTTGCCGTTATGGATCGCCTCGAGAATGTACGTGTCGGGAAATCCTTGGGCTCGGGCCAGTTCGCGCGGACTGAGCATGCGCATACCGATGTCCACGATCGCGTACGGCTCGCCGCGAACCATCACCAAGCCGATACGGTCCTTCGTCGGGATCGTGTGCATCGGCTCGTGCAGCGATTGGTCTTGACCACCCTCGCTGTAGTATTTGATCAGGAAGGCCCGCACTTCGCCGAAATGGAAACCACTGGCTGCGACGGTGTGCACGGGTTCGTCAAGCGCCTGCCCTGCGCAGTTGTTTCGCAGCTTGACCAAATGAGATGCAACCAGGGCGTGATGATCAACCGACGTGACCGTGCTAAACGGATCCGCAAGAGAAGCGCCAGGCGTCTCATGGCCGCCATAATGCTTTGCCAGGAAGGCGCACACCAAGGCAAAGTGCCCGCCCTTGATCTCGGCGCATTGAGTGCGCAACGGTTCGTTCGCATCGAACACGCGCTGGGTCGAACCATTGGCATGCTCGGTAATGAACGGCATCAGCACTTTGCCGGTGTCGAAGATGTACGGATCCTTCGCCTCGATGACGAATTTCTTCATGCCTTTGGCGATGCGGGCTAGAGTCTTCTCGGCCAGAGGTTTGGAACGGCCAAAGATGCTCGCGCAAGGGATTGACCAGTCGATGCACTCGGCGGCGGTGCGCCATGGAAGCAGGCCGCTCTTGGCGAAGCCAGGCGCCTTTGGGTTGCCATGCGTCGGCGAAGGCCACCGGATCGGCAGGCCGTCGCGGCGGGCGAACACAAACAAGCGCTTCCGAATGGTCGGCGTGCCGTAGTCGCACGCGCGCAGGATACGATAGTCGACTTTGTAGCCGAGGCCAGCGTACAGCCGCTCCATCGGAAAGTCCGCGCCCAGGGCGTCGTAGATCTCCTGCACGTCCGGGTGATCCGGCGCAAGGCCGGTCGACAGCGCGTCGATGAACGCACGGAACGTGCGGCCCTTTTCCGCCTTGATCGGATGGCCTTCCGGGTCCAGTGGCCCCCAGTCCAGAAACTCCTCGACGTTCTCCAAGCCGATACAGCGAGGCTTCTGAAATGTGCCCCATTTAAGTGTGACCCAGGCGAGGCCGCGGATATTCTTCTCGCGCGGTTTGCCGCCCTTGGCCTTGCTGTGGTGTTTGCAGTCGGGGCTGAACCAGGCAAGTCCGATTGGCTGCTGTCGGGTCACGAAGCCAGGGTGTACGGCAAACACGTCCTCACGGTAGTGCGCGGTCCGCGGATGGTTCGCTTCGTGCATGGCCAGCGCCTCGCCGTCGTGGTTGATCGCGACATCGACCGGACGCCTAAATGCCTGCTCGATGCCCTCGGATGCCCCGCCACCTCCTGCGAAGTTGTCGATGATCAGCTCGTGGCCCAGGTCGAGGGCCAGCGTCATGAGGTCACGCTTCATTTGGTCTCCTTGGTTTTATGCACGCACCCCATGCACCTCGGATCGCTGGCGTGCTGCTTTGTGTACTGGCACTCGGTCGACATGGCGTATGGGACTGCGATCCAGCGCGCGATGCGTGTCGTGGCAACGTGAGCGGGATCAAACGTACCAAAATAGCCGTCTTGCACCTGTAGCGGTGCGCCGGCCACTGGCCGCGGCTTGTTGTGGCATCCGTATAGGCTCATGGTCATAACCCCAGCGCGGCAAATGGACTGGCAACAGGACGCGGAGGAACCGGTCGCCCCTTCCTGAGATGCCATTCCACGCGGTACTTCTCGCGGCGCTTGGCGTGGCGCACTGGGTCCGCCTGGATTCGCGCGAATACCTCTTCTGACGTCAACCGCTTAGGCTTGCGCTTGTTCGGCTTATTCCCCGCAGCGAACACGGGAATCTTGCGAAAGGTCTTCTCGTCTTCAATCCAACTGCAAATGTGGATGCGGCGCGGCGTTTCTTGAACCATGTGCCACAGGTAGCGGCTGGCCGTCTGCCTGTGGATGTGAAGCTTTTCCGCTACCTGCGTCCAGATCAAGTCGTCCTCCTTCAGCATGGCGACGATGCGATCCATCTTGAGGAGCGCAGGTGCTGTCGTGTAGGTGCTCTTTGCCATTGATCGCTCCTCAATGCGCCATCATTGCCTGTGCGCGGGCATACGCCTTGCTCAGCACGCCCACCTCGATCATCGGCAGCGATCGCACGTACCACGCCAGCGCGGAGCGGATCGCCTGATACTCCGTCGTGGTCAGGTCGAGCAACTTCGTTTCACGCAATCCAGCCTTCACGAGCAGGTTGTAGGCACTGTGCACGATGTCGTAGAAGCGCTTCGATTGCGTCTGCACCGCGATGCTGGCCGCGGCAAGCAAGGTGGTAGCGAGCGAGTTATAGCCAGCGTGGGGGCAGGCGCCGCGCTTGGCCGCGTCAAGGTATATCAGGGTCGGCAGCACAAGTTCGTCTGCCTCTTCCTTGCCGACGCGCTGCTTTCCGATTAGGCGAGCCATGGGAACGATGACGTTGCGGCTTGTGATGCCTCGGTTCTTGGTGCTCATGCCCTCTCCCTAACCCGACCCCTCAACGATTCCTTGATGGCCCGATCCAGCTTCACGTCCATCGGCATCCATCCGACTGACTCCCAGCTGACGACCTCGTCGATGTCGCGGCGCGGTGGGCGCTTACGGTGAAGCGTTTCCGGTCTTACGTGTGCCACCTGACCGTCCGACCATTCGACTAAATACCCGGGAAATTCGCTCTTTATGCCGAGTTCTAAATTGTGGGCATGGCGCACCGCAAGCCCCTGTAGGATCACGCACTCAAGCCCATTTCGATCCGTGTTGACAACGAACCCTCGTCCTACACACACATCGCCAACTTTGAATTGCTTGCTCATGCTGCGCTCCATGCGTTCTGCGCGGCCAGCCGCTTGTCGGCGTCGCTGGCGTCTGCCGCCACGCGTGCGACGACCGAACGCGGTGTGTACGGGAACGTGACGAACTGGCGGCTGTGAAAGCTGGTGAAGCGCACGCCGCTAGGCTCCTCGAAGATCACGGCGTCAAGGTCGTATGCCTGACCGTCGCCGGCCTTGAAGACGTGCCCGCAGCGTTTGTTCTGCCACAGTGGCCGGCCCGACAGATCAGCAACGTCCACCCATTCGCTGTCGGCGCCGGTCAGCGGTCCAATCGGCTTGAAGCGTGCCAGCAGGCCGAACAGATCAAGTGCAACCGATGCGCTCATGCCGCTGTGCCCCTGCAGCGAGAACACGCGAACCATGTCCACTACGCCTTGCGCCATGTACTCGTTCATCTCGTCGCCGTCGAAGTAGCCAGCCCAGCACATCTCGCTTTCCGCGTAGGCCTCAAGGTTGCTGTCGAAGTCGCACAGGATGCGCCATGCGAGGCTGGCGCGCTGCTTCAGTTCTCGGAATAGTTTCATCGGAGTCATGCTCGGCTCCTCAAAGCGATTCCAGAACCGCGATGTTCGTATCGCCGTTTTTCTCGGTGCGATGTAGCTCTTCGTACTCGCACTCCGCGATCCACTCTTCGGCCTCATCGACAGTGTCGAACTGCTTCAGGATGTCTCCCATCGTGTTCCATACGTTCACTTTGCTCATAGTTCAGGATCCCCGTATCGTTGTTGTTGCCGCCCTGTGTACGGGCGGGTTCATACTCAGTCGTCCAGCGCCGCGTCCAGAAACAAGCAGGCAAAGAACGCAGCCAAGCCGTAATCCCCGTTGTGCACGTTCAGTCCAACCAACGCGGCATACAGCAGCTTCGTGACCGGTGTGAGAGCGTTTAAGGTGTCGCGGATAGTTTCGATTTTCATGTCTGCCTTTCAGGTAGATGCTTTGGTTGGCTGCGCTTGCGCGCGAAATGGGCTCTGCCGGTCAGACGTCGGCAAGCGTCTCGACCTCGCCTGGAATCGGGAACCACGCCGGCAGTGCATCGAAGGAGTCACGCAGCTTCATGATCCCGCCGAAGCATTCCAGGTCACCCAGTCCACCGAGCACGAAGTTAAGCGGACTGTCGCCGTCACGCGTGAAGAAGCGAATCGAGTTACCAAAGCTCTTGGCGATCGCCAGCGCGTCAGCGAGATACGTTGGATTGACTGCGCCGGCAATCCCTTCCTTGTATCCAAGCGTGCTGGCCACGCGTTCGATGCGCGGGAAATCTGCTTCTATGATTGAATTCCCGGGCTGGATGAACAGCGGCTGCGCCACATCGCCGGAGAACATTGCAGAGCCATTCGACATCACGTCCAGCGTGTGCTTGGCATTGGTGGCGTGTTTCAGCGCGTCCTTGCTGATGCTCACGATGATCTCGCGCTCGGCAAAGCCGTTCGGATCACGCACGACGATGTAGCGGTGGCCGT